TTTGCTGAACAAGCAGCAGCATCCGAACCAGTAAAAGAAGTTGCAGCAGTAGAAGAAGCAACATCTGATGAAGATGATGAATCTTTAAGTTATTTTTCTCGATTAGTTAATTCTTAATTAATCGAAGGGAGTACAAAAGATCTCCATGTAGAAGGAGTGCCCTTCTTTCGTGATGTAAAAAGGTTATTCACCCACCGCAAGGTGGGTTTTTTTATACCCCTGATACTCTTGGATTATATGTTCCCTTTAATCTATTTGTTATATAATCTGAAGATTCTTTATACTTCATAATATTTTGGTGATCTGTTATAAACGCAGATAAGTATTCTGATTTTAATATTTTAATTTTTCTTTTATTCTCATTTACTTTAACTTCATAATCATAGTATGTTACTGCAACTGCAGGATTTACCGTTATCATTGAGTTTGAATAGTTTTTATATTGAAAAGTAAAATCTGCATCTACTTCTAATCCTGCAGGCATTACAACTCGATTATATTCATCAACTATTTTCCTTGTTTCATAATGAGAAATTCCAAGTATATTTTCTTCAGAACCATACTTTTCTAACATGTAATTATGTAAATCATTATGAGTCAATGGCCACTGATCTCTTATGTTGGTGATGTTATTGGATGTAAGTACAACCCAATCTAATTCGGGGTCATCATATATTTCCTCTGCAACCATATCTGGACGATAACCTTCTTTAACATAATAGTAGTTAAAAGCAGTAAGGACTTGATCAACATCACTTCTTAATTTTGATCTTCTGAATATATTTTTAACAGTGACTCTATCTTCAACTTTATTGTTAGCAGATAAAAGAGAAGGGTATGATATGTTAGGTAGTTCGTCGAAGTATGCCATTAGTATCCTATTGCATCGATTGGTACAGTTGAAACACCACGTCTATCTGTGGAGTACTCAAATGGATCTTCCTCATAATCTGTATCGAAGATTGGTTCGAGTTCTCCAAATCTTAAACTTAATAACACAGAAGTTGGCATACCTTTTTCATAAGAATTCCACATTCCATCAGGTGTATAATTAACTGCAACTCCTGTAAGTGCACAAGTTTTAATTCTCATAACAGAGTCATTTCGATCTAGTATTTCATAATTTTGTTTTACTGTTTTAAATTGTATATCAAAAATATTTGGTGTTCCTAGAAAAAATGATCTACTACTTCCACTCTTTGTTTTGTTTCCTTTTTTAACTGCCATACCTTGTTTAAAAAATCTAATTATATTTTTAATCCTTGTTGCCTCTTCTCGACTTCTCGCAGTAAGTCTCCAGTTGAATGTAAATTCTCTTAAAGTAGGAGCATTGAATAATAGTTGCATGTTTGAGTTTGGAATGACTCCAGCTCCTCTAGAAAGTGCGGTCTCTGGAGTTACACCAAATCCTGGAATATTTAATAAAAATGATCCAAGAATGCTTCTTCCTAATAATTGAGCGTTGTTACTTGCAAGTGTTGTTCCTGCTTCTGCAGCAGCTCCATCAAGGTTGCCACGAAAATTTTTAACTCTTGTTGATAAATCATCTTTAAGTGAGTTATATGCACCCCCAAAACTACCTGTGCCAATTGCGTCCATTACAGATCTAATAGCGTCACCTGTGACATCAAAAACTCCTGCGGCTGCAGCTGCAGTAATCGCATTTAATTGATCTTGACCCCATGCCACATTATTTGAATCTTGTAATTGATTTGGCATTGGTAGTTTAACTAATCCAAGATGATCTTGTTTTGGATCTGAATTTTCAACACCATCATTTAGAATACTTAATACTCCTGCCTCTCCACCTTCTTTTGGAAAAAATATTTCCCTATTGATTGGTTTATATGTGAATTGATTAATTTGAATATAATCTTGTGTATTGCCAAAGTCTGCATCTATCGGATAGATTAAATTTCTTAGTGCTAATTTTTGTATAATATGATCAACTTTTCCTATATTATAATCTTTAAGAAGTTCATCTACAGATGCATTATCATCTCCACCACCTTCACCACCTACTGAAATAAATCCTGGTGTAAATGTTGGTTCTCCATCTGTGTTTACATTCGAGAAATTAGGGTTATCTTTTATTATTCCTTGATACTTATCTTCAGCTTTAGTTTTATCTTCATCTTTAATTACATCTTGATAACCTAATTGAACTTGCCACGTACCATCTTCATTTCTCTTAAGTGCTGAGTCTCCTTGTTCAGTTCTTAACTCTGTACCAATTCCGTTAGATGTAGTGTATAATCCATATTCTGTACCATTACTCGCTTCCACCTTCCCAGCCAATGCAGGAGGTTGAAAAGCATTATCTACAAATTGATCAATATTATCAAATGGAATTGTTAAAAATTCTTCTTCAGTATGATTTGACATTTAAATACTATCCCAAGCTGTTTCTGGTGACATCTTCTGACCATATTTATCAGAAAAGTTTTCAGTTACTAATTGTGCGATGCTTTTATACTGTTCAGGGTCGGGTGGAATGATAAAAGTATCTCCCATATTAGCAATAAAATAACGATGTAAAGTCTTTTTTGGTAAGGTTACACCTACTTTATTTACCAAGCCTTGTGCAATACCACCACGATAACTTGGATTTAGATAGTGTAGATTACCACCAAGCATTTTATCTCCCTGAAAATCCATCACATAGACAAGTGGTCTACGATCATAGAAAGGATACTTCTCTGGAAATGATGCGGTGTATGTGAAAAAACAAAGTTCACCAATCTCTGGAAAGCGAGTCTCGGCAACTTCTGATAATTCTCCATACAACTCATTTGCATACCAATCTGGAGTGGTGTTTGTTTCACCTTCTGCTCTTTCTCTTATATCTTCTCCGATAGTCATTTGATACCTAGATTATCTTCAGTCATTATCTTAAATTCAATATTACGATCAGCACAGAATTCTCTTGCTGCTTTCCACTTTGCCTGATTCACTGCATATGTTTTCACCGAGTGAGCCCATGCCTTTGTTCTTTTCTTTGGATTCACCTCTGGCATTTTAGTTTCCTTCTTTGGTTTTACCTCTACAACCATAGTTCTTTTCTTTCCTTTCTTGTCGATATATCTCAAAAAGAAATCTGGAAAGTAACGATGAACACGATTATCTATTGGGGAACGATAAGGAATCCAGAATTCTTCAGACTGCCACTCACTTACTGTTTCATTTAAATCACAGTAGTTCATAAATTTTCTTTCCCACAAAGACCTATAAATAATATTTTGGGGATCCCCTTTATACTTTTTTGGGTATCTTGGGTAATATTTTCCTTTATATGACATACATATATTATCAGGATCAATTTAAAAACTATTTAGATGGCTATAAGATCAGAAGACTTGTATCTTAGTATACCGAATGCGAGTCCATTATTTTCAAAACTTGCAATATCAAGTCAATTCAAAGTGTCTCTAGATCTTGTTCGTAGAAGTCAGGTGGGAGATAACGTAGGATTGCTTGAGCACTTAACTAATTGTGGATTATTTAACGAATCAAGGTCATCAAGACAAACATATGATTTTCTTTGTTCATCAGCATCATTGCCTGGTTCTAACTTTAATATTTCAGAGGAGATGGGAAGTCGTCAAGGAATGACAGAAAGATTTGCATCAAGAAGAATATATAACGAATTTGATTTAACTTTTTATATTGATAGTGATTATAATTCATTACGTATGCTCGAAGAGTGGATGAATTTTATCAATCCAATTTACAATGAAGATAATGGTAGATATGATGGAGCTGAGGGAAGTCAATTAAATGCTTATCAGGAGAGAAATTCATATTCAAGATTCAGATATCCAGATGATTATCGGAGAAAAATATCAATTACCAAGTTTGAAAGAGATTTTTTACAGAATCCAAATGACAGAAATAATACATTTAAGAATATGCCACTGTTAACATATCATTTTATTGATACGTTTCCTGTTAACATTAATGCTGTTCCGATGTCTTATGATGGGAGTAGTTTCCTACAAGTCACTGCTGTATTTACTTACTTAAGACATACAATTGAAAAACATGGTAATGCACAACAGTCAGTTAGAGAGAAACTTTTAAATAGACAGTTAGGTCAGGTTAATCCAATTAAACCTCGAAGGTTTGTAAATGAAGTAGCAACCAGTTCAAGTAGTGTTGAATCAATTGCACCAGTTGGATATGTAAGTGGCAAACCATATTATGGGCCTTTCCATGTTCATCCTTCAACAGGTATAAAAATGGTTGGTGCAGCACACACAACTACACCTCATGCTATAATTTATGATACGATAGGAGAAAGTTTACCAGATGGTTCTACAACTAGTTCAATAACTAGAACACTTAATGAAGAAGAACAACAAGAGCAACAACAAGAGCAGCAACAAGAGGATAATAATCAACAGCAGCAACAACAAGAGGATAATAATCAACAGCAGCAGCAACAACAAGACACTACACCACCAGCAGCACCAACTAATTTATCGATAGCTACTGGTCAAGCTGATAATACACCAACAGTTACAGGTAATGCAGAAGCAAATAGCACGGTTAAGTTATTCAGTCAATCTACATTACTTGGTAGCACAACAACAAGTGCAGGTGGATCATTCTCTGTTACAGTTTCTAGTCCGTTATCAGATGGAACGTACACATTTACATTAACAGCAACTGATGCTGCAAATAATGTTTCGAATTCCTCTGGTATTACATTTATAATAAACACTAATGCTGGCGGTGGCAACCAAGGTGGCGGTGGTTATGGTGGTTATTACGGTTAATAAAACCTTGCTATATACAATACTGAATAAATTATCATGCCTTTACCAAAGATATCAACTCCGACTTATGAACTGACTATACCATCTTCTAAAAAGAAAATAAAGTATAGACCTTTTCTTGTAAGAGAGGAGAAAATTTTAATTCTTGCATTAGAGAGTGAGAATGAAAAACAAATTGCAGATGCAATTAAATCAACTTTAAAATCTTGTATTCAAACACGGGGTGTTAAAGTTGAAGATCTACCTACATTTGATATTGAATATATTTTCTTAAATATACGTGGAAAATCTGTAGGTGAATCTATAGATTTAGTAATTACTTGCCCTGATGATCTTGAAACAACTGTCGATACTAAAATTTATATTGATGAAATACAAGTGGATATAGATGAAAAACATAATCCAGATATTAAGTTAGATTCTAACTTAACTTTGAGAATGAAATATCCATCTTTAAATCAATTTATAAAAAACAATTTTAGTTTCAAAGATGATAATGATTCAATTGATCAATCTTTTGATCTTATTGCTTCATGTATTGATATTGTTTACAGTGAGGAGGAGTCATGGGCAGCATCTGACTGTACTAAAAAAGAATTGCGTGAATGGTTAGAAACTTTAAATTCTCAACAATTTAAAAAAGTTGAAACCTTTTTTCAAACGATGCCTAAATTATCCCATAAAGTTAAGGTAACTAATCCAAAAACAAAAGTTGAAAGTGAAGTGGCGTTGGAGGGCTTAACGAGTTTTTTCGAGTAGTTATGGCTCATATAAATCTTGAGTCATACTTTAAACTTAACTTTGCTCTGATGCAACACCATAAATATTCTTTGACTGAAATTGAAAATATGATGCCTTGGGAGAGAGACATCTATCTTGGATTATTGAATGAACATATTGAAGAAGAAAATATGAAAGCACAACAAGCAAATATGTAAATGATTACACCAAATATCGCACCAACAAAAGTTTTAAATCCTTTAAGTAGAGGATTATTTACTGCTGCGAAGAATAGTGTATCAAGAATTAAAAACACTACAGAAAATATATCAAAGGCAGCTAGTGAATCAAGAAGTAAAGCGGTAAGTAATAAGAACCAAAAATTTGCAATGAATTTTCTTGAATTTTTTGGTAGTAAAAAAACTGCAAAGATACTAAAGAAAAGTTTAGAATCAATTAAAAAATCTATAGTTTCAACTTTAGAAATTGCAAAAGTATTAAGAGCATCTTTAGGTGACATAACGAAAGTAGCAAAAAAATCTGGATTATTTGGTGGTATCGGTGGGTTAGTGGGTCTTGGGATAAAGTTACTTTTTGGTAAGGCAGCTTTGATTGCTCTTGGAGTTCTTGCAGTAGGTGGATTGGGTGCATTATTAATTGCTAATAAGGATGCTGTCTTTAAATTTTTAAATACAAATCGAAAAAGGTTAGAGGGAATTATTGAACCAATTATAGGTGCTTACTTGAATCGCATTTTCCGAGGTGGCGAAATAGGAAAAATTAATCAGGAAGCAAGAAATATATTACAAGAGGAAATAAAAAAACTTAATATAGAAGATTTTGATTCAAAGGAAGATCTTATAGAGCAAGCAAGATCCAATGCTTTTGATAGAGTAGAGGCAAGTCTGCCAAAAATAAACTTTCGAAAAAGTAAAATTGGTGATCCAGATAGACTTGAATTTGAGAGAAAAAAAAGAATTATGGAAGCTATAAAAGGTGGTGGATCTGAAAAACCATATGAAGTTCAGGGATTTTTAAATGAGAAAAATCAATTAATAGCAGGAACTAGAAGACTTGCTAATCGACTTACAACTGATATTGGATTTGAGACTTCTGCTGCAAAATATTTACGTAAAACAGATGACCAAAAATTAAATGCAATTAAAGAAGAAATTCAACTTAATGGTGGTAATATTGACATATTAGAAACTAGAATGTTAAATGTTCTAAATCGTGATCCTGATCAAGATGAAAGAGCATTTGCTTTAGACATATTAAGTTATCTTGAATCATTAGTTGAAGGGACTAGTGAAAATTTTGAAAAAGAAGTTCTTCCTAGTTCAAAATTTCCTGGTAAGTCAGTAGAGGGTGCCATACCTGGAGAAGAACAAATTAAAAATCAGTTTTTTGGGAAACCAAAAGATTTATCTGTCAAAGAACAAATATCAGATGATTCCGTTGCCAGAAATTCTCTTAATGATAATAATATGTTTGCTTCATTACCACCACAACTTGGAGGAGGAAATAATGATGTAATTCCAACCACTAGTGGTTCTTTAAATGGTGTTGGAAGTGGATTACGTATTTCACCTTCTGCCTCTGATAGATCATCTAATCTTGCTCGTGTAGAGTATGGAATTGCAGCAGTTTAATAGAATAAGATGTTGTTTAATAATTCACCAGTAAAAAATGTATCCGAAAAGTTAAAGTCTCCTCAAACTTCAATTAAAAATATAAAGTTTGAAAGAAAAAAAGATTTTAAATCTTTTCTAAGTTATATCGAAAGAGAGGCAAAAGCATTAGATGCCATACAACTACCACGTAGAAATGAAATACAAAAGAAAAAAAGATCTGGATTAGGAGCAGTTCTAGGATTTGGTGCTCTTGGATTACTTGGTTTATTTGGTGGTGCTGGCAGTGATAGTAAGAGAAATGATTACAAATATATCGATGAGGGTGGAAAATCAGGGATAGATTTAGGCCCAATGGGTAGAAGGCAAGAAGGAGAATCTGATTCTGATAGTAGTGACATTAAAAAAGATTCCCCAATAACACCCACAGATATTAAAAATTTCGCCAAAAATAATTTTGATGTTATGAGTGACGTAACTCGTGCAGCAAGTTATGCAGTAAATAAGAAATATAATAAACAAATAGAATTAGAAAAGAAAAAAGAAATAAACAACGAAGCAAAAAAAGAAGCAAGTAAGGACAAAACAAGATCAAAGAGAAAATTTTTTAAAAGTGAAAAAGAAATTGGTGGTAATACAACTAAAAAAATAAGCACAGCGACCATAGACAATAATCAAGGTAAACAGGGCCCGACTGGAGGCACTAGAGGTAGAGTTAGAGGTGGAAGTGGATATGGAGGTGGAGACAATATTCAAAAAATTTATATGGATATGGATGGTACTTTTACAACAAACTACGATGATTTAAGTGATCAAGCAAAATTTTATAAAGACGCTGCAAGTAGTAAGTTTGATCCTTTACCAGAAGTACCAAAAGCAATTAAAAGAGAGATTAGTAATATTAATAGAAGACTTCAAAGAACTAGAAACCCCGAAATACAAAAAGAACTTCTTAATAGACTAGATCAAATCAACAAAAATATAGAAGAAATAAAAAAAAGTACAGCGACATCTGGAGGAAAAAGTAAGGGTAATACACCAGTAAAAGTTAAACCAAAGAGAGGATCTGGACTTTTTTCTAGACTTCCATTTTCCTCAACACTTTCAAAATCATTATCGAAACCAGCACTTTTTTCAAAACCAGTAAAATTACTTAAAGCAATTCGTAAGTCTGGTTTAGTTAAGGGTGTAAAAGCATATGCACCTGGTAAACTAAAAACTGTTCTTTTTGGTGTTGATCTTGCTCTTACAGGATCAGCCGAGATGGATAGTATCTCAAAAATATCGCTTAGAAATAATATAGTTACTGCTTTATTTGATCTTCTTGGGCCTTCTTCAACTGTAAATAGAATGGCAGAAATTTTTAATCAACCAGGTCTTCTCATACCAAAAGTATATCAAGGTCAAGAAGGAACATACATATACAGAGACAATAAAATTATTAACGAAAATATTAGAAAGATAAAAGAATCAAACAAAAAAGATTTTACAAGGTCTGACATATATAAAGGAGTTACAGGAAATGCTGAAATTTTAAACAGAATAATGCATGGAAAAAAACAGACTCCTAAAATAGAAACAATTCCAAAAATCAGATCGATTGACAAATACGATTTTAGTGATGATGATTCTGGTGTTAATATTTTTTCTGATCTTCAAGAATTAAAGGGGAGGAAATAAAAAATGGCTATAGGAATACAGGGTTTAACCTATGATTATCTAGAAATAGAAAACAAAAAAACTAAAAGAAAAATTGACATAAGTAATTCAGTTATTTGTACAGATTATTATGAAGATTTACTGCAACCATATCTATTGATCACTCTAAAAATTGCCACTACTCGTAATATTGTTAGTCAACTTCCGATTCGTACTGGTTTACATGAGATGGTTGCACTTAAATATTCCACTCCTTCTGGCACTTTTAAACGTGGAGATCTAGATGGTAATGGAAGTGTAGTTCCTGATACTGGTGAGATGTATGTTTATAAAGTAAGTGGTCTAGACACAGAAAGGCAAGCTTCATTCTTTACTCTACATTTAGTTTCAAAAGAGTGTATTGTTGATCGTGTAAAAAGAGTTAGAGGTTGCTTCAAAGAAAACTCAATTAGTAAGCATGTTGAACATATCCTCAAAAATATATTAAAAACTAAAAAAACATGTCATATTGATAGGGTGCCAACCACTTATAAATTTTGGGCAAATAATCGACCACCATTTTCTACCATACAATGGTTAGGCCCAAAATGCATGACCTCATCTGTTTCTGGATCTGAAGGAGAGGAAGGAACATTAAAGGGTTTAGGACGTGGTATTGGTGGGTGTTTATTATTTGAAAGACAAGATGGATTTCATTTCAAAAGTTTGGATACTTTGGCTTCTAGAACACAAAGATCAAACAATAGTGCAGATTTAAAGGAAGTAAAGGCAGCCACTTATTCTTGGACAGGATTGGGTGGAATTGAAAGTGCATCAACTCAAAATAATTTTAGAATATTAAATCATATCATGGAAAAAAATCAAGATTTAAGAAAGGCATTGACATTTGGAATGTACGCAAGTAGAACAGAAGTATTCAATCCCCAAACACTTCGAGTTTCAATTTATGAATATAACTTAAAAGACGAAATCAAAAATCAACCTCAACTTGGAGAGGAGAGTATGATTGATGTTCCAGTGGAGGATCCATCAAGAGTCATAGTGAAAACTACAAGTCACGGATTTGCAGGTATTGGTTCTTTTGGATTAGGAGATTCTGGGAGAGACAGAACTGATGAAGCAAAGGCCTCAGCAAGATATAATTTGTTATTGTCAACACAATCTTTACGTATTGAAGTTCCATGCAATACAAGATTACAAGTAGGTGATATAATAGATTGTGAGTTTCCTGAATTGAAAGATGGAAAACCTGATGAGGTTGATAAACAACAAAGTGGTAAATGGTTAATTGCAGAATTATGCCATCACTTTCAAATTAATAGAAACATAACTGCGATGAGACTCATAAGAGATTCATATGGTTACACTGGTTCCCAGTCACCGACAGAAAAACTCATAGAAAGGGATTATCAATTGTATGGAGATACTTTTCCAGAGGGTTCCTTTAACATAACTAAATAATAATGTACATACTGTACATGGAGGTAAAAAAATGAAAAGCATAGAAGACCACATCGAAC